AAAACAACCCTATCTGATTTAACATCAACCAAGTCTTGTAAGCTCTGTGGCATTTCTTTTATCCAACGTGATAGCTCTGCAAAGAGAGCATCAAAAAGTTGTGAGCTGGTTGGAGCAGTAACAATAACCTTACAGTCATAATTGGTTAGCAAAGTGTGTAACATTATCCATGAAGCTACGGAAGATTTACCGACTCCATGAGCTGAACGTACTGATATTTTTCTTTCACCATCAGCGATAGCTTGCATCAATTCTTTTTGCCATTCGTCAGGCTCAACACCTAAGACGTTCTGGCAAAACAAAACAGGATTACCTTTGTATTTCTTTAAAAACTCTACAAACGGATTAGAGGCTGGTTGACTCATTTCTTTTTCTTTTTCTTATCTTTTTTCTTTTTTGTTTTTTTCTTAGTATTAGTAGTTTTCATTTTACCATAATTATAATTAGGCATTATTTACTCCTTTTCTTTTTTGTTTTTTTAGCTGTCTTTTTAGCTTTCTTAAAGGCTTTATCAGTTGGTGAGCCTTTAGCACCTTTCTTTCTCATTTTCTCTCCAGAACCCTCGGCTATTCTTTTTCTTTTAGCTGCAATATTTGCATATAAACCTTTGCTACCTTTTTTCTTTGCCATAACTAACTCCTTTTTCTTGATTTCTTTTTGGCTTTATCTGATAGTTCTGAATAATGAAATAATCTTTTGCTTGTCTTGCCATGAGTCTTGCCACTATGTAACTGACCATTAGGCATTTTGTGCATACCTTTATTCCATTTAGTTCCGTCTTTTAAATAATGATTAACGCCTTTCATAATTTCCTCCTACCATTTTTCACGATTAGACCAATAAGCCGCAGACATCTTACCCTTCTTAATATTCTTGGCGTGTCTTGCTTTAAAGGATTTAGCTCTTTTTGTCATAGTTTTATCACCAGTCTTACCTTGTTGACCGAAACGAATCGTCTTTATTTTATCACCTTCTTTAGCTACGACAATATGGGATTTAGTTTTATGATTGGGAGTCCGTTTAGGTTTATTAAAACCACTAACTCCAGCTCTTGCTAGTCTTGAATCTTTTGCCATTAGTTTATCTCTGATTTATCTATATAAGTAGCTTCAAATACGTTTATTGAGAAGGCTGATACTGCACCTATACATCCTTTAGCTGATTTTATGAAGTCATTATGACCATGACAATCTGAGGGAGCAGTACAGTTGCATAAATCATTGTTGTATTCAAAGCATATTATCCTTGAGCAAGTCTCAACAACTAGGTCTAAATACTCACCATCATTCACATCAATAGCTTTTATTTCATCAGTCATGGTGTGTATATTATACACTATTATTTCTTCTTTCCCATAATACATTAGCTATTTCTCTATTTAAACGTATTAATTGGCTTGTACTTAGCTCTACCTTCTCACCTTTTCCGTTTTTAGTTATAAGCATATATTCGTTGTTGATAGTAATTATAGGGTATTCATTAATTTTCATCATCTGGCTCACCAAATAAACTATTAACTAAAGAATCAGCCATCTTCTTTATATCTTCATCCGTTAAGTCTACACCCATTTTTTCTTTTATTTCATCATCTAATTCTAAACTAATATAGCCTTCGTTTTCTAGGCTATCAATAGCTTCTATATTTTGATAGTCTGATAGCTCAATAACATTATCGTTATCAGAGCCATCTTCCTTTTTCTTGTTGTCTTTCATCTTTAAATCTCCTTGCTCGTAATATAATTCTATCTAATCGAATCCGACTAGATAATCTTCCTATATGTCCAATAGGTCTTTCGGTCTCTGCTAATGAAAATATAAATTCTTCATAGGCATTTAGCTTTCTCTTTAAAAACTTATTTTCTTCCAGAGCTTCATTCTTTAAAACTTTCTCTTTTCTGGCTCTATTTGTTAAAAATAACTTAATCATACTTTATACCCCTATTTCTAAGGTAACCATCAATGTAATCCTCTGTATCGTCTTCTTCTAGCACTACAAACGAATCTGTTTTCTCGTATACTTTACCCTTTGAACGCCTCTGAATCTTTATCATAGGCTCTCTATGGGCTTTTTTTTCTTCCAAAACAGTCTCAAAAGTTGTGAATCGCTCATTACAGTCTAAACATTCCCTTCTTCTGCGGATAGCATCAGAAGTCCTTCTAGACTCAACAACTTTACTTCTTTTTGACTGGCACTTTATGCACAACATTTTTTCTAAACGAACTTCTCTTGCCAAGTTTCTTTCTCATATTAAGAGGTCGCTTTTTTCTCCTTCGTTTTACTTTTGTTTTTACACTATGTTTAAAATTAATTTGTCTAGCCATGATTAAAAAGGAATTTTATCATCAAAGGGTATCTGCTGCTCAAACTTAGTAACATGAGCTTCCTTAAATACTTTCTTAACTTCATTAATGCCAAACAATGTATCAAGGATTTCTCCAAGCTCATCTAGCGTGTAAATAGGTTGTTCTTTAACTTCTTCTTCATTTAGAATCATTCTTTTATTTGCCTTGTCTTTTACTATAATAAATCTTGATTTACTTTCAGACTTAGCAACCCAATATTCACCTTTAGGTGGTTGATGACCAGAGTCTCTAGCTTCTTTATCAAGGGCTAACCAACCCTTCTCAATATTCTTACACCATTTAGCAATTTCTTCTGGCTCTTTATGTGTAACAATAGCTATGTTTAGTTTCTTCTCAGCACTTCTAAATTTCTTTTGTAACTCTAGGCTAACTAAATCTAACAAGGCTTCTTTTGAGAACCATATTTCTTCCATAGCAATAACTATCTTATCTAATTTATTTATATAAACTTGAGATAACTTTGCTCTTTTATCATCCTCTTTATCTGTCATTTTATTAACCATATTTTTTCATCCCATATACCGACTAACTCTTTGTTTTGTAAGGACAGTATTGTCCTAGATAATTTTTGCTGCTTTCTTCTAAGTTCTTTATCTGGGAACTGAGCAAAACTTTTAAATTCTAAATGACTCATTGTTATAAAGTTTTGCTCACCAACATCAGAGTTTATCCATTTATTTTGACCATTCTCCTCTAAAGAGTTTTTTATAATATCATAAACTAATTTCTGATTCGCTCCTAGAGCTGGCTCATATATAGGTTTATCTCCAGTTTCAAAGATTAGCTTCTGTAAAGTAACTGAGGTATCAGCAAACAACTGTCTCTTTTCTATCTCTAAACTAATCATCTCTAATTGCTCTGTATCTTTTTGTTTCTGTACTGATAGATTTACAGTTCCAGAGTGAGAGCAATTAATTGAAGTATCAACACCACCTAACAAAGCTGAACTACCTCTCAATCCAGACGCTTCATTTTTACCGCTATGGTGAATAGCTAGTATAGCTGATTTAGTTTGTTCTCTTACAGTATCACAGGCTGATAAAAACATTCCCATATCGCTTGCAGAATTTTCATCAGAGCCAGAGTTCGATAATGTTCTGGCAATAGTATCAATTACTATAAGTTTAAAATCTTTACCAATATTGTGAATTGTATTTATTAATTTATCCAACTGCTCTGGGTCTAAAAAATCTACAGTTGTAGCCAGAACATGAAAGTCAGGGGTCTTTGTTATATCATTATGTTTTGCAAGCCATGCTTGTATTCTTTTCTTTAAACCACCAACGCCCTCTGCTGCTATAAATAAAGTTTTACCAGCTCCAGTATCATACCCTTGCCAGTCAATACTAGAGGAAATAGATAGGCACATATCTATCGCAACAAAAGATTTATAGCTTGCTGGTTGACCATAAATTACTGAGAGTCCGCCTTCTGGTATAAGATTTTCAATTAAATAAGTCTGGCTTTTTAATCCCATCAGGTCATTAATTCCCATAGTAGGAAAAACATTTTGAGTAACTTTTTCTGCTGGTTTGGCTGTTAATATTAATTCTTCTATATCTCCACCAGTATCAATAAAGTCTGATATATCACCCTTATCTGCAACTTTTCCCTCCAATGAGATAAAATGAAGGCTCTCAGCCTCGCTTAGAAGATGATTTGAGATAGTTTGGGTATGTAAGTACCCAGCAGAATCGTTGTCTGAGATTAAAATTACCCTTCTATCTTTGAAGTATTTATTAAGAGAAGGCTTCCAATTCTTGCTACCACCAGAGTTAGTTGTAGCTAAAAAACCAAGAGAGTTTAATTTGTCAGCATCCTTCTCGCCCTCTACTATAAATATAGTCTTGTCTTTATCCTCTAATATCTTAGGTAAGTTATAAGGCAATGGCTCTATATCTTTTAAACCCCATACAGTCTTGCCATCCTTAAAATGACGCTGTTTAAATGTCTTAGGCTCAAATCTTAAAACTTGGTATGTAACCTCTCCATGTTCGTTTATATAGTTATACTCATTAACTATTTTTGAGCCTAGAGGTGGTGGAGATACAGGCTTATTATCTATGTTTCTTTCACCGATACCGAACTCATTATAAAGATAGTCCGATAGTTCCCTTCCAGATAAGTTTTTATGTTTTTGTATTAGGTCTATTAAACCACCACCCTCATTAGCTTCAAAGTCAAACCAAGTAGCATTTCCAAGATTAACTGCCTTAGAATATTTACTACCAAATCTTAACTCTGAATCTGTAGTGATTTTTGGCTCACCAAATACCTCAGCTGCAACAACCTTTATTGCTTCAATATATCGTTTATCCATTAATATCTTTCCCAGTTAGTATTAATATTGCTAGTCTTACAAATAAAGCATAGCCAAAAAAGCCAAGCATAAATAAAATTAAATAGTGTTCTAGTTTCATTATATCCACTCCAACTCAGTTCTATCTTTACGATTTTTTCCGCTCCAAACAAACCAAGCATAAGGAGTAGTTCCGCTTCTACCTTTAGGAATATCCTCGCCATTCTTCCATAAGGTTTGTCTTTCCGAAAAGACATAAACTCTTGATGGTTTGTTTTCTAAAAAGAAAGGTCTACGTTTTTTGCTTTCCAAGAAAGCCAACCTAAGAAACATAGCAACTTTACCCTCTGATAATAAAGACATCTCAAAGGCATGCTTAACAAACTCAAAAGCTAAATTAAAAGGTGGGTTAGTTATTATATTATGTGGCATATCAGGTGTGTAACTTGTCTTTAAAAAATCAACTCCACCTATAATATTATCATAACCTCTATCAATTAAATCAGTAGATAAAACTTCATGTCCTTTATCTAAGAACACATCAGAAATATCACCTCTACCAGCTGCACATTCCCAGACTGAACCAGAGAAAAATTCTCTGTCATAAAGAGCTTCAACACAACTCTTAGGTGTAGGGTAATAGTCATGTTCAGCCCTACTATTATTCGATACAAATTTCTGCATTTAAGTTTTTCCTTACAAGTACATATTCATAGTCAATATCAAAGACATAGTTACCAAAAGCAACATAGCCCAAAATAAATAAATTAACGCAAATCTCTTTCCAATAACTCTTTCTTTTTCTCATACAGGGTTGGGGGTGAGTAAGGTGTAGGGGAGAGTTAGATTCTTCGCTAACAACACCTTACTCTAACTAAAACCAACCAGTATGGCTTTAGCTATTAGAAGTCGAGGTCATCATCAAAGTCAGGCTCTGCTGCTTTTACAGGCTCTGGCTTTTTCTCCTCAACTGTTTCTACCTCACCTAACATTGTTGCTGGTCTTTCTCTCCAATCAACAATAGATACGTTAGGTACTTTAATTTTATTTGCCTTGCCGAACTTAATTTCTTTCATTCCGTCAAAATGGACAACTGGTATCAAATCTCCTTTTTCTTTTTCTAAAGAAAGGTAAGAGTCATGCAATGCACCTAACTCAATTAATACTGCTTTTGAGCTAGAGCCGAAATTTACCATGCCTAAATCCTTATTAAATAGATTGAATTTAACGAATTGTTTATGGTCATCATTAGGCTTATTTGGTGCATTTGATTCGCCATATAAGGTAGTTACAACAGAAGGTGGGCTTACTGAAAAATCAGCCCAGCCTACATGAAGGGTTTTAAAATCGACATAGGCTTTAAAGTCAGCAACTCTATCCTCAGTCTCCCTCTCCTCTGTTTCTTTGTTATATATTACTGAGGTATATCTACCTTCTTTTGCATTAAAGTTCAGTCTATCCCAAACTTCTCCATTATTACTTTGTTGTTCTTCTGGTAATCCAAACGACATTTTATTCTCCTTTAAGAAAAGATTAGCCTATATCACTAACCTTGTTTAATTTAACCTAGAATATAGTAGGCTCAGTCAATTTTATAAAATATGGTGGTATATCAATTTGCTGTATCTCTGTATCATAGCTAGGGAAACTGCCAGTCTTTTGACATTCGCTGTAAGTTTGCAATGCTTTTTCAACAACAGCATCCCCCTCTATGATAGATTTATCGCCTAACTCAAATATACTAAAAGCATAAGGTGGCTCTTTTTCTACAGCTAAGAAATAGAACTTAGCAACCTTTCTTCCTGTTGCCTGTTCCCAACATCTTCTATAAAAACTTTCTTGTATATGATAACCAAAGTTTCCACAGGCTCTTTCAAAACCTTCTTTGGAAGCATCAACAGTTGTTTTTAAGTCAATGATAATATCCATACTTGGGTCTTTCTTTGATGGTCTAACTTTATCTGGTCTGCATTTTAATTTAATGCCTGTTTCTTCGTCTATGCAAAATGCAGATACTTCTGATTTAGCGTCTTGATGATACAATAATTTATTAACTTGAGTGCTGTTAGATACGGCATCTTTGATTCGCAATACATCCTCATAATCACCATCAGGTAAAACAACTTGCTCAGACGTTTTATTGGCAATAGCTTCTTTATACTCTTTTTGCCTTCTATCCTTACCACCTCTTATAACTAACTTCTTAAATTTCTCAGGCTCAAGTATAGCTATGTGAGAAGCTGTTCCTTTATCAAAGTATGGTTTGCTTTCTTGTGGTGGTCTGTTTTTAAAATGGTTAGGGGTTTTAGTTGCTAGTGTTTTTAGGCTAGATGAACCTATAGCTTCATCACCTACACCAGTATGATAATCTTCATTTGTCATATCGTCTATTACGCTTGGGTATTTTATCTTCATCAATATCTCCTTAATTAGACAGGGGAAATTGGCAGTTTAAATATTTGTGATTGCCTTCTTTCCGACTCAGATAAAAACATGATTCGAAAATTGTGCAAAATTATTTTTGAATCAGAAATATTTTTTGGAGTTATAAACAGCTTATCAACAACTAATGTAAAAAGGGCTATAGACTATTTTTAGAATCAAAGTAGGCTAGTGTTTCATTTGGAGGAAAGAAGATGAAATTAGAACCACTAGCTTACGCCCTTATTAAGTATGCCCTTAATCACCTTATCAGTCAGAGACAAGAACGCATCATGGATTTACAAGCCAACAAAGAAAGAACGGCTGGACAAGACATGGAGTTAAATGATTGCTTAAAGGCAGTTGAGATTTACACTACAGATATAAACCACTATGATTATTTATTAAATACGGATGATGGAAGAAAACTTAATGCTTAAATATTTATTTGAATTATTTGTTCTATTTATCTTTGACTAGCTTTAATATAAATTTTTAAAAATTTCATTAAAATCTATATCATCATAGATACCTTTATTTTCTTTTTTGAAATAACCTTGATTATCTCTATCTCTACCTAATGAATTTTTAATTTGATTTTGTGTATTTGCTTTATTTTCTAGACTAGCTCTGTAAGCATTATTCATATTTGCAAAGTTACTTGGTTTATCTTCTGCAAAAGAAGGTTTAATGTTTCTCATAACTAACGGATATAAGTTTTCTCCTAATTTTCTTTGGTTTGGATTAGTTATAATATTTTTCATATCCTCTATGTTTGCCATAGGAAGTGCCATTTTTTGCTCAAGTATTCCTTGACCAGTTCCTATTGGGTCTCGCAAGGTATTTAAAAAACTTTGAGGTGCATTTAAAATATTTTGAACAGGATTTCCAGTACCAACCTTACTTTCAATTTTTTTCTTTAAAGCATCTTCTACGCTATTACCAAACTTTTTTTGCACAACATTGCTAAGTATTTTTCCTAAAGGATTATTTCCAAACATAATTAGTCCTTGTTTTGTTTTGATTCTATTGTAATGGTTAAGTCAGTATTACTAGGTGTTTGTGTTGATACATTTACATGACCAGACGCACAACCTACTACGAATAATACTGGAATAACACTTAAAATAATTTTAATCATTGTATAGCTCCTTCAAATTCTTTTATCATTTCGTTAAAATCCTCAACAGATAGTTCAAATCTGTCTTGGGCTTCCATTTCTTCCCATGCAGTTTTATAATCTTTAAAAGTTAATTCAGCTCCGTATAGTCCTAATATAGTTTTGAATTTAACATAAGAGTTAGCAAGACCTTTTTTTGTAAGTTCTGGGCTATTAATATCTTTTTGTATTCTTAAAAGTTTTTCCATTTTTCTACTATCAAGTAGAGCATCTTGTATTAACTCTCTTGCTTTATCTGATTTAAGATTTTTTAACATAGATTGAGCAAGCCTTGTAAACCTTCCAGCTATAACTAACCCAGCTCCAGCTCCTGTTGAAAAGTTTGTTGAGAAGTTAGCTGCTGCTACTCTAGCAAAAGTATCAATCATTCCGCTGGTAGGGTCAACATCTTGTATTAACCTAAACATTTCTGGATTTGTAAATGATTGTAAATCTTTGTCATAAATTTTTAATGTCTTTTTTAGATTTTTTAATTCAGAGCTACTATATAATCCAGTATCACCTAGTAACTCGTATAAAGTTCTATTACCTATTGTTTCATCCAAAACATTTGATAGGTTGCTTCTTATTTGAACCCTTCCAGTAACTGCCTTCAAAGTATCTTCCTTAACCTCTTGAACAGAACTTCTAATTATAGCTTCTATTATGGAAGTTTTTAAACCTTCTTGAGCTACTACTCTTTGACCTTTTGGTAAACCATTAACTCCTTTAACAAGATTCATTAAATTTGTTGAACCATTCTCTCTATTTAAAATCATAGTTTCAATAGCTGGAACTGGGTTATCAACATCTAAAATTTGTCCAAGTAGAGCTTTTTCTGTTTTAGTTGTTAAAGTAAATTTTCCTGTTCCTAGATTTTTAATGGCTTGAAATTGACCAAAAACATCATTGTTTAAATCTTTTTCTAATTCAGTTATGTCATTTCTATATCGTTTTAATACAGTCTTTAATGAAGGAAATTCATTTACTAAATTTTTATTATCTTTCATCCATGTGTAAAATCTATTAGGTTGAAATAAACCATTTTCATCAATAACATCTCTGGACATTTGTGCTAAAATTGTTTGCATAGCAAGTTCGCTTTCTTGAACAACAGCCCTTATTTCATTAGCAGATTTACCAGATAATTTTGAACCTTCTGAAAAGGCTTGCCTAAACTCTGGTAAAGCATAAGGAACTCCATCTAATTGATTTCTTTCAAATATAGAATCAGCACTTTGGGATGAGTTTTTTTGCAATACACCCCTATTGTTTTTACTAACCATATCGTAAACATTATTATTTCTAGTAAATATATCGTGTTTTGTTCTTGTAGTTGCTGCTGCGTTTCTTGCAAAAGGAAATATGTTTCCTACATCTTCATTAAAAGAACTTCTAAGTCCCTTTAAATTACTTAATAAATTTCCATCAATTTCACCATTGCTATTTTCAAGAGTTCTTATAGCTCCATTAATATTCATTCTTAACTTATCAACTTCTCCAAAATTAACTACACCTCCATCTTCATTTAATTTTTGGATTTGTAGTATTCTTTTTTTAATATCACTAGGTAGATTTAGATTTTCTAAATCACCCTCTACCATTCTTAGTATTGAGTTTCTAGTTTGAGTAAAAGGGTCTGTTGTTTCTTCTTTGTAATTAGATTTTAAACCTTCCCATAATCTTTTTTCTGTAGCTTTTACATCCGTATAAACTGTTCTTAAAATATCACCAGCTCTCTTAGACGCTTCTTCATCATCTAAATTAAAATTTTTCATTAGTCTTGTTTTTTGTTCAGAAACTTTTATTTGTAATTCTTTTACTATTCTGTCGGTAGTTTCTGCTCTTGCTTCTTGGACAACAACCGCTAACTGTTGAGGAGTAGCGTTACCGCCTAAAGCATTAACTCTGTTTTGTACGTTTTCTCTATAAGACTCAACCATAGTTTTTGTTCTTCTTAAAAATGCTTCATTTGTTTTCATTTCGTAATTTGTTAAAGCCATTAAGATTGGGTCATCATCAGCAGCAACAGCGGCTATAGAAGGGTTTGATAATTCTATACCTAAGTCTTTATCTAAAGCATCTTTGTCAGCATTGTATTTAGTAATATTTTTAAGAGTTTTATCTAGGTCTCCACCGCCAGCTTTTATTGCTTTTTCTAAATTAGAAGCTGCAACTTTTATGGCTGCTTGTTCTTGATTTAGAGCTACTTCTTCATCAATATCTTGACGAATAATAAGTTTTATTTCTTCCTCACTTTTCCCTTCTTTTTTAAGTGTTTGTCTTTTTTCGTTGTATTTATTGTTTTTACTTAACTCTAAAAATTTTTTATTTTTATACGCTTGGTTTGTTTTTAAATAATTAACAGTATCATCATAAAACCCCATCATTGGTTTTATAAGAGTATTTTCAATGGTGGTTGAAATACCGCCAGTAACTTTATCAGTTTCATAATTAAAATTACCTTTTATTCCCTCAAAAAATAATTTATCGAACCTTGGAACTTCTCCTGTTTCTGGGTCAATATTTTGCCTACCATAAAAAACATTTCTAGTACCATCTATTACTCTGCCTATTGTATTATCACCAGCTTTTTTTGTAAGATTATAAGCACCTTTTACAAGTCCTCTGCCACCCTCTGTAGCTAAAGGTGCGGCAACTCCAGCTACTACAGGTAATCCACTAGCGGCTAATTTTTTAACTGTACCAAAACTAAAAAGGGGAGCATCTTTTTCTTTTTCTAATACATCTAAAGAAGAAGGAACAGCTGCGGAATAACCTCCTAATGCAGCAGCCTCTCCAGTTATTGCTCTAGCTGGGTTTCTGCCTACAAAAGCAGCCATATCATCAACTGTTCTGCCAGCAATACTTCTTCCTGTTTGATAAATTGTGTTTCCGCCAAAAGCCGAAGGTAATGTCGTTAATGGTCTTGCTAAAGCGTTTATTGTTCCAGCACCACCAAACGTATAAGGTATGGTTTCACCAGCAACTGTACCAGCTCTATTTGCCAGAGTTGTAGGTAATGACCTTTCATCAACATCACCATAAACTAATGCTGGAGCTATTTTTTTTGTAGCATCTAGTAAACCACTTCTAACACTTTTATAATTAGGGTCTAAAACGTCTTGAAAATTAACAGTTCGGAAAGCGTCTACAAGTGTGCCAGCACCTCCTAATAATGTCTGATTAAGACTTTTAAAAAGTCTGTTTCCAGCATTATCATTTTGGTTTTGTGATAATACATTCCTTCTTTCATTTAGTTTACCTAAAGTTCCAGTTACCGCTTCTTGAATTTCTACTGGAACATTTGGATTTCCAGTAAAACCTTTCAATGCGTTTATAGTTGCAGTAGTACCTCTAAGGTCTTTATTAAAAAAACTAGAAGTTCCCTTATTTGCATATATTAAATCAATAAACTCTTTTCTTATTTTATCAGACTCAAAGCCACCATCTATATCTGGTAATTCAGCCATTACTAATAACCTCTACCAGTAATTCTTTTAATAGCGTCTCCCGCAAAATCTGGCGCAAGAATAGATTCTTGGTCTGCACTAAATTGAGCTTGCGGACCAGCTCTAACACCTTCTGCTTCTGCTTTTGCTATCAAAGCTCTTACTTTTAAAATAAAAGTAGGAAGATTTTTTATAGTATCTTCGGCATCTCTTAAAACTTGTTTATCGCCACCCTCTGTAGTTCCTGTTTGTGATAAATTAGTTTTCATTGAAATAGAGTCATTAAGTAAAAATAATAAAGTGCTATCTAGCTCTTTTAATTTTCTTAATGCAGCTTCATTTGTATCGCCTACTAGCGGTACTTGTTTTTCTATTTTTGTTATTAAAGGTGTTGTTGTTTTTTGAGCTTGCGTTCCAACAATATCTTTTTTTATAAATTGTAATAAAGGAGCAAAGGTGCTTTCAAATACTTGCGCATAATCTCCTGTTTTTGTAAATGGTGAAAGATTAGACTTTCCTATCTTATATTCTTCAAGAGTTTTATTAGCTGTTTCAAAACTAGGCACAAATGGAAATGGGAATACTTTATCTCCAGCCGCAGCTGCCCTAAAAGATAAATCTTTTGGTAGACCTAATTTAAAACCATTATTATATGATTCATAGGTATCGAGAATTGCCCTTCCTTGTTCATCTCTTTCACCACCAATAACAGCTAGTGCTTTTTTTAAAGTTTCATCATTAAGATTTGTTCCGTAATACTTATTGGGATTTAATGCTTGTTGTAGTGATTGGTTAATTATTGATTCTTGATTTCTGGCAAAAGGGCTATTCTCTACTAATTTTTTTTGATTTTCATTTGCTGCTGTTAAATCTTTTAAATTAGTTTGATACCTACTAACAACTTCTGGAGAAGTATCTCCAGCTACTCCTTGTATCACTCTAAAATTTTCTCTTTTTTCACCTAGTTTTTCTAAAAAAGTATTTAAGTTGCTTCTTCTGTCAGTAATATAAGCTATACTACCATCTCTAGTGTCAATAACATAAGCCTGATTATCTCCAAAGGTATCTGATTTATCAGATTCAAAATTTTTATTAGCCAGATTCTGAGCTTGAGCGTTTAGATTGGCTACCCTAGCATCCTCAGCAGCAACAGCGTCATCATATATATCACCAGAAGTAACACCTACATTTATTTTTTGATTTGCAATGTCAAGAAACGTACCTAAAGGATTCTTTAAAAAATTAGGTCTTGCAATTTTCTTTCCTTTAACTGTATCTGGTGGAGTATATACAGGCGCACCTTGAATATCATATTGAGTAGGCTGGGCAAAATCAATCATCTCTAAGTCTTTTCTGTATTTTTTAAATCTGTCATCTATTAACATTATCTTTTATCCTTACCATAAATTCATGCTGCTTTGTTTGTTTGATGATTTCATAGGTGTTGGGAATCCTTGTAGTAATCCACCTAAGTATTGAGCTAATCGCATTTGATAATCTTCACCTTCTAAGAACTGCTGATAATCAAAATCTAATTGCTGTTGGTCTCTCGCTGTTCTTCTATCACCTATATCCATCATAGCTCCAGAACGAGCCATCTCTGAATCTGTAACACCACCAGCTAAATTAGCAGCATTTAACAAACCTTGTTGATTCTGAGCGTTAGCATCAAGTCCAAACTGTGCATTGGCTTGACTAGATGTTAAGTCTGCTCCTTGATTAGCTAGGTCTGCTTGCAGACTTGAGCCTTGATTAGCTAGGTCTGCTTGAAGTGTATTAGCAATATTAGTTGATTGTTGTCTAAATGTATTATCAACATTAGATTGAGCTACTCTATAAGCATCATCTGCCGACATTCCTTGCATTTGTAAATTTCTAGCTGCGTTATCAAGTTGTATAGCTCTTTCATTTGATTGGTTAGCCATAGCTGCGTCTTGCATCATTTGTGTATTAAATTGTCCTAATGATAAATCTCTAGCTTGATTTAATCTTTGAGCTTCCATTGCTGCATTTAAGTTAGCTTGACCAGCAGTTAAATCAGCTGCTTGGTTTAGCTGTCCAGCGGTCATTCTATTTTGTATGTTTGTTAAACCTCCTTGATTTAATAAACCTATGTCTTGCATAGCTAATTTATTAGCTGTGTCAAAACCTTCTTTATTAAGTGATGCTGCTTGTTTAGCATATTGACTCATAGCATTATTGTTTATTAAACCAGCCTCAACAGCTTGTCTTGTTCCACCAAAAGCACCAGCTTGAGCTGCTCTTGATTGAAGGTCTGATAGTTGCTTATCTCTTTGAGTTATTATGTCGTTTAAAGTTATGTCTTTAACTTGTTGGTTATACTGATTTGTATAAGGAGATAAATCTGTTCCAGCAAGTGTATTTGGATTATATGTTTCAGCATTAACTCTTTCAAAACCTATACTTCTATCTAGTATTTCTCTTGCTGATATATCGTTAGGGTCGGCTACTCTTTCACCAGCAACATCTCTAGAAGAAAAATCATAAGCGTTAATGTTTGCAGCTGGGTCAATTAATCCAGCAGTTACATCTCTTGAAGCAACATCTCTGGCAGAAACATCTAGCGGAGAGTAACTCGAACTAGCATACATATCATCATAAATATTATTAAGCCTGTCTGTTTCTTGAAAATTATTTCCACCTAAAAATTTTAAGGCTTCTCTTTCACCTATAGTTGTATAAGTATCAGGTGCAGCAAATCTAGGGTCTCCATATTCTTGATACTCTTTGAGTCTTTGACCCATAATAGGCTGTCCATATTGACCTACTCGACCAGTATCGTATTCTTCCATGATAGTACCCTTACCAACATCAAAGGTTTCTTGCATCATTTGTCGGATTGCTGGGTCTAACTCTGAACTCCCACTAGCTTTTGATTTTCCCATTTCTATAACTCCTTATCTAAAGTAAAGAAAGTTGGTGTGTAACCAACATCCTTAAATTCTCTTTGCCATCCTTTACGACCAGTTAAAGTTGTGTATTTACAACCAACTGATTTTGCCTTGCGTTCTAGGATTGGCATTATTTGTTTTATTTCTTCTGTTTTACCACCAGCTAAAAAGCCATGTAAATTATAATATTGTGGAAAAACATGAACCTCTGTTACAATAAAGGAGTTTCCAAAGTTATGAAAAAACATATCACCTTTGGCTATACTTTCTCTTACATTCTCAACAGTATGGCTATTCTTTCCATAGTCTAATGCTTTTTGAACTGCCTGTCTATATTTATCAAAAGTTTCTATTGTCATATTGCTGTTGTTCCTAAGTTTCCAGAGTTATCTACAGTTAGCTTGTAACGAGTTCCGTTAGGTGCTTTCAGTATTAATCTTCCATCATTAATATTTATATCCGTATCTTTCTTAAAGTTTCTTCTATCTTCTTGTTCTACAATAAAATTAGTCTGTTGTTGCAGACTTGAACTATACTCCTGTGGTGCGGTTGGTAACTTCAACCTCTTGCTCCGCCAGCTTTAACATACATCTTCATTATACCAACACGCCAATCAGTATTTCTAGCAGTATCAACTCTAAACTTAACTTCTCTAGCTTTAAACCGAACATCTGTTGGATTAGTTAAGGCAAAAGCTCCATAGCTAGTTTCTGTACCAGTAGGATAGTTTTTAACTTTAAATGTAGCTGTTACATCCCCTAATGTATTTTCATCTGGTATAACACTAAGAACATTCATTAAACGACCTTCTTGTTGGTCTATTTGATAAGGAGCTGATTCGGCAAACACACCAGTTGATTCCCCTGTGTAGCTATATCCTGTTTCATGTTCATATAATTTATAATCAGCACCAACCATTAATGGGTTATCAAAAGTACCTTTATCAGCAGCACACGTTCTGGCTAATTCCCCAACAATCCAATGATTCTCCTTATAGTTCCAAGCAACATACTTATCAACCTCAGTAGAACTCGCAGAAGGATAAAACCACCATATCTCAGAATTTGACGAATTATTAAAACCATAAACTTTTGACCTTTGTGAGCTGTTCAAATCAGAAAATACATAATCACTTACATCTGATAATAAAGGTTTAACCACCCCATCATATATAAAAAATCCACCTCTGCCAAACCAAGCACAAAATGTTTCGGTAGCTACAGAAGCATTAGTTGAAGCAGCTCCACAATTTGAACCAACCCTATCAAAAGAATAAACAAAAGGAAGTCCAACATAAGTTGCTGCATAAGCATCAACAGTAGATAATATAAGAATCTGTCCTCGTACTCTTATACCATTTAACAACTCACCAGAACCAGTAATATTAAAAGAACCAGTTTGATTTGTAGCAGAAGGTGTCCAATCTGTGTTGTCCTCTAGGTCAGACCATTGTACTTTTTTTCTATCACCTCCAGCACCTATAACCATTAATGCTCTTTCTTCGGTAACAACCAAGGCTTGATTAGATGTAGGACAGTTAGCTATAGGAGCTGCAACAGTTCCTGTGCTTCCAGTCCATTCATAGGCTCTGCCATCTCTATTAGAACAACCAACAAGATATTCACCCCAATTATCTAAAGACCATGTTGTAGCTGGTATTAAAGTTCCGCTATCTGGTCTTTGTGTTCCCCAGTTACCTCGCCCATATAAATAGTTCCCATATCCAGTTGCTGTTGTACTATCATCAAACCCAGCAGTAAATCCTACTGGAGTTATATCGTATTGAGTACCATCTTCTGTGTATATGTATAACCTAGACGAAGTTCCTACTGCTGTTCTTCTATTGTTAGAGTTGTCAGTCCAGATTTTTATTTTTCTAGCTTTACCAGTTGTAACGGCAGTACCTCTTTGTGTCCAACCACGAATAGGTTGCATAGCACCTTCGTTCCAACGAACTAAATTACAATCATGCCAACGACCTTTAGCTTGTAACTCTGTTCCGTTTTTATAAACACCACTAGGTAAATTTATAGGTACATAAGGCATTATTTTTTAACTCCAGTTTTAAGCTCATAAGTCCTAAGTGTTCCTAATCCTAAAACTCCAAACAGTACAGGCATCATGACGGACATATCAGCTTGCGGTATATCAATATCAAATATAGCAAGAATCGGAGAGAAAAAATACTGCAAACTAAAAGATAATACTAAAATCCAACAAAGAGTAGGTCTCCACATTGATTGAAATAAATTAGAACTCTTAGCATCTTGTAAGTTAATTTGTGCTTGAGCTTTATCTATATCATTAATAGAAGCTACTAACTCAGATTCAACTTTAACTTTTAAATCTTTGTCTGGAATAAATTTATCTAATATTTTAGATACATTTCCTATTAAAGACGTTGCTAGTAAACTCATAAGTAACTCTCTTTATCTAATAATTTTATATTTTTTAAACACCTTTCAAAAGATTCTTTAGTAGATTCTTTGTTTTCAAAATGAGCTTCTGATATTTTTGTCGTACATCCTGTTATTTCTTCAACTGGCTTAAATATAACAACATTTTCTCTAAGAGCTGCCAAAGCTACAATGTCAGTATCTTCTTTAGTTAATTTTCTTTTAACCTTTCCAACGGAAGTTGAAAAATTATAACGAGGTCTGCCACCTTTAGCAGAATGTTTATCAGTAGTTCCAGAAGATTTGACTTGTAGTCTTATAGGTTTATTTAAAATATTAACTATAATATCATATCCCTCTGCTTCCACTAAAGAAGTATGATAGCCTAGTTTTTCTAATTCAAAACAAACCATTAATTCACCAACTCTGCCTAACTGCTTGTTGTTATTACCCAAACCATTTCCCAAGACTGGTAGCAACAGCTGCGGATATTCCACTTGCCGTTAGGAATACTCCTATTATTATTCCTCTCCCAGACTTGAATTGCCCTTCAAGGCTATCAATTCTTCCATTTAATCTATTCACTTGTTTTTCCAAAGACTCGACAGCAACTAATAATTTGCCTTGTTCTAGTTCGGATAAACCAGCCATAGCGATTATCCTTCTTTGTGCTTACAGTTGTAATGCACATTGTTAAAATTTAAAGCAAGAATCTTTACTACCTTTTTAGCGTTATCAGGTAAAAGATTTGTAGGAACAAAGCTACATACTAAAGATGATATTGTAACTATGCTTGTTATAATTGTTATTAGTGTAATCATAATTTCTCCTTTTAATTCTTTATTTACAAATAGTCGGATTCTTTAACCATAGGATTTGTTAAAAAGTTTTCTTGACTAAGTGATGCTTTTAAAGCATCTATATAATCTATTTCGTTTTGAGCGTTTGTATAATCTCTAGTTTGGTTTTCAATTTCTTCTTCTGTTGGGTTTTCTAAATCAACAGCTAAAAACTCTATTTCTTTTTCCCAATACTCAATTTCACCTTCAATAAAAACTTTCTTTTCTTCTTCAAGTTGTTTTTTTTCTTCTTCTGTTATATCGACAATAGAAACTTTTAATCTCCACTTTTCATCTTCTTTGTAAATTTCTTCAAAAATTTCTTTTTTCAAAATGTTAGTATTAGGCTCATCTGGAGATTCTATCTCTATAAGAGATAAATTAAAATCTTCTGGTTTAAAATCACTACTAGAAAAAGATATTTGAGTTTTTTTATAATCCTTAAAATGTTCTTCACTTTCAAAAATTATATCATTTTCTTGGTCGTAATAATAATCGAGTTTTATTGTCATTTTATTTATCCTATTATAGTTCTACTGCGGCAACATGAACTTTTCCGCTTGTAAAGTTAGATTGAGCATATTGATTCCCTTCGTTAGAAGCACCAGCTGTAACAGTAACTGAGTCTGAATATGTAGTATTAACAGTAAGTGTGTCATATTGTAATGTATTAAGAGTTTCTAAACCTCTTGCTTCCATAGCTGTTGATTTATAGTAAGATGAAGTAGCTATATTGCCGCCAGATAAAGTAAAAGTGTAGGGAGCGTTATATGCTACAGTTCCAGAACCATCACTAGGAAGGTTTGCAAAGGCAATAGTATTTTTATTAGAATTAGTAGTAGCAGAAGCTAACCAAAGAACACCATCTCCCTCTCCTTGTTGTGATATGTTTATCTGCTGATGCCAACCACCTTTTCTTTGGTTAGCTGGTGATAAACCACCACTTCCAAGTTCTTCACTTCTGAATGGGTCATTTTTAAAAACATTCGCCCATTGCATAACACCAGAAGAATTAACTTTAATCATCATGTGGTCGTCATTGGTACAATTAGCGTCTAATTTATAATCTTGATTTGAGTAAACAGTCATATAAGCGTTTCCGTCATTATCTACTGCTAAACCTAACTCTCCAGAACTCCAATCTCCATTAGCTATACCTCTAAGTCCTCTGTGCCATAATACAGTTCCATTAGAAGGATTAATTTTTGTGAGAATTGTTTTTCGAGAACTATTAGATATGCTATCCCAAGTTGTATATTGCATAGCATATACAGATTGAAGGGCGTATAAGTGAGTTCCGTCTTTACTGCACTTAATATTACTTAGATTGGTATTAGACCCATAACCATAAGGTTGACCATTTCCAAACCTAGCATATTTAGCCCATTGAAAAGTTCCATCAGTATTTACTTTCATAAGCATAGGTTGATTTGGGTTAGAATACCATCCTCCACCAACATACAGATTACCACTTGTATCAGAAGAACCAGAATTTACGAAACTCCATTGATAACTTCCTCCACCTGAATCAAGTTTATAACTTTTTGACCATGTTACAGCTGGTGTTCCTGTTGGGTTATTCATGTCCCATTTAGTAATAGAAGTACCTTTTCCTAAACTATTAGCGTCTGTTGAACCAAAAACGTAAAAATTGTCACCTGACTGATAGTTTCTACAACCAGCATAATTAGTTCTACCAATTCCAGTTGTAGTATTAAAACCAGACCAAGCAGCTTTAACAGAAGCATCACCAGAGCCATCAAAATTAGCTATTCCAGTAGGAAATTTAGTAATCGCACAAGAATGTTCGCCATTACTAGCTTCAAAATTGTGAATCATATTATCTTCTATATCAACTCCTAAAGGCATAACTTGTTGTGGATTGCTTGGCTGAGAAAGAGTACCATTTGGTCGAAAAGGATTTATAAATTGAACATTGTTATTATCAACTGTTAATGGGTCTATACTAGAAACATTATTTACTTTAGCTTGACCAAAGCAAAAATCTCCAGCTGAATCGCCGCCTTGATACATTTTACTTGCTGTAGAAAACATAACATTTCCGTTAGAATCATCAAAAATTCCACCACCTTTTTGAGTTTGCCAATCTCTAGTAAATCTACCAAATCTAGTAGAACTATTATAAATCATAGGATAAATATTATTAGTTGATACACCTTGACCACCTCTTAAAACTCCAAAGAAATGATTTTCTCCACCAGCTCCGCCAGCTGCTGCCATTAATGAATATGCTAAAGTTGACATACTATATAACTCCTATTTTAAATTACGCTAAAGCCTGTCCGCAAACAAAACCATAAAAAGTTGTTCCGCCATCTACTGTTAATAAGACTATAACATCTACACCAGCAGCTGACAATGTAGGTGCGGTTGCAGCAGCCCATTTTACAGCAGAACCCCATGTAATAGCATAAGAAGAACCCGTAATTTTTAGTACAGCTGCATAAGCGTTACCAGAAGCTGGAACATTATTAATTGTTAATGTTGTAATATTTTGAGAAGGAGTAAATTCAAAAACATTAGCAGCTGAACAATCAAGAGTTAGTGTTCCTGT